AAAGTGTCGCCTTAACAGGAGAAAAGAGAATGCTTACAGAAATAAGCATCACATGGTCTATAGATGATGTTTTAAGTGTTAGACCAAGCTTAAGCAAAGAACAAGCCAGTAGTGTACTCATGCATCTTAAAAAACACCACGATGCTACGGTTGGCATAAATTGGGATGTTATTGAAGCAGCATGTGACGATATGCTTGATATTTAGTTACTCAATTAACACTTTACAATCAAATACAATACTATATAATATAATTTTAACAAAAAATACAAGGAGATAACATGACACTAGATGAAATTATTGAAGACTTTGATATTTATATTAACGGCATTTATGAACCGTTTGTTCTTGATGAACTGGTCATACCTGCTTCAACAATACTTAAAGATTACCCGCGCCACTATGACGATAAAATCACAAAGTATATGCATGATAAAAACGTTATTGTATCAACAGACAGCGACGGCGATGATTGCTATACATACACAAACTTTTACGACGAAAATGAGGAATAATAAAATGAAAACAGCAAATGAAACCTTAATTGACTACATGCTAAACCAACTTACTTATTTGCAAGGCTGCTTTAACATTCTTGAAACTGAAGACATGTACAGCAAAAAAAGCGTTGCGCATGTTAAAGAATTTGTAAAGTTTACAGCAAACGAACTTATCAAAATCAAAATGGACATTGCAGAACTTAAGGGCACTGAAAATGACACTTTACACAATTAAGCAATTTGTAAAAGCCTATCCCTTCGAAAGCTTCGGTGGGCTACGCTGGAAAATATTTAACCGCAATCGCAATGGACTTGCTGAATCATGTGCTTTAATTCGAGATGGTGGGCGCATACTTATTGATGACAAAAAATATTTGGCTTGGTTACGTGAAAAAAACAATATTTAACAAACAATATAAGGGGATAACATGTACATATTAATCGTAAATCGCGCGGAGCGTTTAGAATTTGCTTATGAATCAAAGTGTCAAGAGATGGCGCGCCTGCTATATACACATCACGATGCGCATTTGCAAAAAGTTATCGTACACAAAGACATGATTTACATCTTGTCGCATGAGCAAGTTATTAAAGAATTACAGGTTAATCAAGAAAACGATTCTAACGATGATATAGCGTGTTTTTAAAGTAACCCGCATACTTTGTACTACTTAACTAAAAAAATGCAATCTATACCCTTTAAAATTCGTTTTAGAGGGTATTTTACTAAGGATTTATATGGCAATAGAAAAATACTATCGTTCACCCATTGATAAGCTTGTTGTTGAATCAGGGATGACAGCAACACTTATCGCTCAATATATGCAAATAAAGTATCACCGTATGGTGGCCTTACGTAGACTTAAAGATGTCAAAGAAGAAGATATTGAACTATGTAAGCAAGCTATAGCAAAGATTATTGATGATAAAATACCATACCGGCGTGGCAATATACCTGTTGACGTTAAGCCGTCCAATCCGACACCTAAATCGTATAAAGTTGAACCGCCCATCACGGTATCAAAAGTAAGAACTATGGCTCAATTAAAACGTGAGCATGTTACACATTTTGCTTACATGCTTGGCCAGGTTTTGGGACTGTTAGATGCTATATTTGACACTTTAGATACTAATCACGTTGAAATACCACAATTATTAGAACGAAAAAAGCAACTTAAAGAACAATGCAACAAGTTGCTAGGTATTTAATTACAGTACATTCAAGATATTTTCGTCATCACGTTTAACAGGTCTTCTAAACTGGAAATGTGGTGACAATTCTCTAAAAGTTCCATTCGCAAACTCTAGACTAATTCTAAAATTCATTAAGCCATGCCTGTTTTTACGACAAACAAGTTCAAAATGGTTTGGGTCATGACCTGATTGCTCGGTATGTCGTCCAATGCCTATCCATATGCTACTAGCTTTTTCAGGGCCTGAGCTGTCACTAGCATCGGAGGCTATCGGTACAATATCATGGGTTTCTCGTTTATAATAATCACGATTAACTTGCTGTAAAAGTATGATGATACAACCGAGTTTTTTTGATAATGATAAAAGTTGGTAAGCAATATCCTCAAGCATTTGCGCTTTTGATTCTCGATAACCTTCTATTTTAACAAGACCGATGAAATCAATAACAATAACAGAGATAGGCTTACTATAACTTGATAAAATGCTATGCCTGATAATATTATGAACATATTTTATGTCGGGGTAATCTAGTAAATCAAAAACCTTGATGTTTGGACGCTCTATTGCTGCAAGTGTCGCTTTTTCAATATTTGATTTAGTCATTTGCGAATAAGGTTTTTTAATCAAAACGCCAAGGTATCTTTCCATCAACTCGATTTTGTCTAATTCAAGACTGAAAAACAAGCTTTGTTTTTCGGGTTGCAGGCTTGCAATACTATCAAGCAAAAACAAAGAAAAACTAGATTTTCCGACACCTGAAGCACCAGCGACTATACACAATGTTCCAGCTCGTATGCCTTTATGCTCTAATGACTCATTGAGTTTTTTAAACGTTGTTTGATAATGAACAACACTTTCCAGCTCATTTGAAGCATTTAATGCAATTAAAGTATGTAAGTCTGTTTGTTTACTTGAGCTAATATTTTCAAAATTGTTAATTGCATTGAGATTATCAAAAAACAAAGCCTCTAGTTCGTCAATATCAGTCACAGAGTTTAAACTTTTGTTAATGTTGTCGAGATACACCACTCTGTTTTTTAACGCATTAAAACGCTTAAGCTTTAAAATATTATCTTCAAACCCTGTAAAAAATACGCCATTATCTGCAAGTTTAATATAATACTCTATGCGCGCTATAACATCTTGATGTTGAGTGTCGCTCATCAACTCAAAACTGTAGTAAATTGAATCTGACTTAATTTTATTAGCTACAAGTTTAAATAAATCTTGGTCTGCTAATGCTGTGAAGTCTTTTGGTTTTAATTCAATCACCGCTTTTTGTAATAAATTTTTGTTGGTGATATCAATACCGCCATTGACCAGCACCAGCATAATCGATTGCTCTAAAATTCTAGTATTCATCTTTTCCCTTGTTTATCGTGTGCAATTAACCTTTCTATAGCTCTTTGCATGTTGCTAATTCTACAAAATGCAATCATGCCAGCGTCCTTTTCAGGCTTAAACATCCAATAGTCAATTTCTTTGAGTTTTTTTATTAGCGCCCTAAAGGTATCCTTGGTTAACTGATTTCCTTTTTCGCTAATGTCAACAGGCCAGCGCTTTATCAAAGTATTTAACAACCTCGCAAGCTCTTTTGATGGTTTTTGTGGGTTTCTCGGATGCGACAATGTAGGTAATTCTTCAATGTAAATATTTATTAAATCACTTTGAGTAACAAGAGATGAATCGACAGATTCACATATATTTTCTATTTCATTATTGGTTTTTAATTTACTGGTATTTTGGGTGTCGCTGGAAGACACTAGCGGGGTGTCGTTGTGCGACACTAGTGGGGTGTCGCCGGAAGACACTAGCACACGTTTTTTTACAGTGTTCCACAAATAATCTTTTCCATTTATTTTGGTTCTAGTTATATATCCTTTTTTCTTTAATTTATTTGCAATGTTTATAGCGTTTCTTCGATTAATGCCAAGCATGTCTGCAATCCATTGGTATGAAAAGGTAGCGTTTACGTCTGGATTCGGGTTACTCTCAAATTGCTCAATTTGACCATAAAAACGTAAATCATTTCCATTTAAATCAGTATCCCAAAGAATGTAAAAAGGTATAACAGCTCTGTACCCAAGTTCTCGTTGATTAATGTTGCTTTTTTGTCCAGACATGGTAAAATCCTTTTGTTGTTATTGTTGTTGTAAGATGCACCCCGACTGCAATCGGGAAAGCATGGAAGCTGTATTTTTACAACTTATACCACTATTCTTAAAATTTCCGCTATTACCTTATTAACAGTTTCATCATCTAAGCTAAATCTTTGTTTTATTTGCCTAATGCTGATATTCGCATCATTAGACTTTTCTTGGTTGCAGCGTATATATGTAAGCACAGCCAATCCTAAAACAGACAAACCTGACATCTCAGAATCACTAATGCTAATTACATAATTTCTATCTATCATTATTCTTTCCTTAAGTTAGAAAAATTTTAACTAGAGGTTTACAGACGAGAATAGTATGGTTATAATTTACCCATACCGTAACTGTCCTAAACCTCAAGTTGCGGTATTCAATGGCCTACGCCAAGGTTAGCTGGGAGGTACGAACTCCTAACTAACCTCATCTTACATCACAATATAATTTAAAACAATCACATAATCATAGATTTATCTTGTGCATAACATGTTTTACACTGCTTGTCTTCACAAACATCAGCCATTCTTAATTTGCCTTTGCGCAGCGTTTCAATGCTGTTTTTTTTCCATTTGCCATAGTTTTCTGCTTTTCCTGTAAATCCATACTCTAAGTCACAATAAGAGCAAGCATATAAATCACCATATGATTTAAAACACTTGTACCCACACTTTGGACAAAAATATACATAAGGCTTATCAGCGTAATAGCGCAATAATTCTAAGAATGTATGTCTTATCATGTACTCGCAGCTCATCGCGTCACTATAAGCTTGTATGACTGCATAAACTCAGTATCTAAGTTGTCATCAAGACACTTGATAAATCCTTTCGCTGATAAATTGCTAATTGCTTCAGTTACAGCATCACTATCAAGTCCTGTAAATTTAGATAGTTTAATGCTTGATACACGCACTATTTGCTCATCATCACTCATGTCAGCCAGGCCAATCAAAATTAACTTTTCATGCGGCGTGATTGTGTCAGGATGCTGTCTCAATGCCCATGCTAATGCTCTTATCATCTTTACTCCCTGTGTTATTGTTATTTTTATTTAATCTGCTCTTATAAAACTTGCTATGCGTGTTCACATCGTCTGCTAGTAATTCTCCTTCAGTTAACCTTTCTAAATTAAGTTGATGCAAATATGGTATATAACCCTGTTTGCGCCAAAACTGTATTGCCTGTGGCGTTATATTTAAAGTTTTTGCCATCTTATAATATGTCTTAAAGTACTGCTTTGCTTCTTCTAATGTCATTTTTTAATCCTCCGTTGCTAACAATATTAGTAAAATAAATTTACTTTTACAATAGATATGATAAAATTATTTTAACTATTATAAAGGAGAAACTATGTTAACTGAACAACAACGTATAGATAGAAGGCTGGGTATAGGAGGCTCTGACGTGCCTATAATCATGGGGCAATCAAGTTTCATGACACCAGTTCAATTGTGGCTACAAAAACGCGGTGAACTAGAGCTTGATGACACGCAAAGTCCTCAAGCTTACTGGGGTAGTATGCTAGAGGATTTGGTTAGGCAAGAGTTTGTTAAACGTAATAACGTAACTGTAGAGCAACCAGACACTATTATACATTCTAAATATGAGTATCTGCGAGGTAACTTAGATGGCTATATACCTGAGCTTGATGCTGTTCTTGAGGTTAAAACTTGCAATCAATTCATGAGTCATGAGTGGGGGCAAGAAGGTACTGGAATTCCACGCAGGTATTTATTGCAGATAGCTTTTTATTGTAATGTTAAAAACGCTTCGAAGGCTTACTGTGCGGTTTTAATCGGTGGACAAGATTATCGTGAGTATGAATATGTGCGTGATGAATGGCTTGAAGATGAAATACTTGAGGCTTGTCATAAATTCTGGAGCTGCGTGCAATCAGGTGAGCAACCTGCGGCACAATACGCAGATATGAAGTACTTGTACAAAGGTGATGCCGATAAAAGCATTGTTATGCAGGCAGAGCATTTTGAAAAACTCAAAACATTGCGAGATATTAAAGTTCAACGCGCATTATTGGATAAGACTGAAGAAATTACAAAGTTTAATATCATGGACTACATGAAAGACGCTGAATATTTGACTGATAATGACGGTAAAGTACTTGTAAGCTGGAAAGCAAACAAGCGTGGCAGAACATTTTTAGTAAAAGGTGAATAAATGAATACACAATTACAGCAAATTGCATTGGCTGAAAAGATGCAAACTAAAGTATTGGCTCTATGGGAAGATAATAAATCGTTGGCTGATATACGAAAGGCTTATGCTAAAAATGCCACAGATACAGAATTTAATATGCTTATTGAAATGGGTAGAGCTACAGCACTTAATCCTTTTTTAAGAGAAATCTGGCTTGTTAAATACGGTAACGGCGCAGCACAAATATTTATCGGTCGAGATGGATATAGAATAGCAGCGCAACGCCAACCAGATTATGATTATCATTTGGTTGATGCAGTATATAGCAATGACAAATTCCAAATGTGGAATGGAGAAGTGCAACACCAGTATGAAATAGCTAACAGAGGTCACTTAATTGGTGCGTATTGCGTGGTAAAACGTAAATCAGCGTCACGTACAATGTATGTCTATGTTGAGCTTACAGAATATGACTTAAAGCAAGGGTTATGGAAAAGTAAGCCTGCAACAATGATTAAGAAAGTTGCTGAAGCACAAGCTATAAGAATGGCATTTCAATCCACATTTGCAGGAACTTATGCTGAAGAAGAACTTCCGGAAAGCAAGTCAAAAATACCAGAAGATAAACCAGTGGCAGGCAATGTTTACGATGCTCAGGTTGTTAAATCTGAAGTGGTAATGATAACTGAAGAACAAGTTACTAAAATTGATGACTTAATGATGCTTGGCGATATATCATATGAACGTATTATTGACGCAATTAAAAAGTTTTATAAAAAAGATTCGCTATCAAAATTAACTGCATTTGAGGCTGATAATTTTATAACAAGATTAGAAAAAAGGGTTCAGAATGAGCTTTCTCAGAATAATGATGTTAAAGGCGTTGTTGAACATACTGAAGCATCAACAGATGAGAGCGAAGAATCCTAAAAAATGGGCGCAAATTGAAATAAAAAAAATAATAATTTTTATAAAAATAACGGAACTCAATCATGTTAAACGAAGTTACAATCATAGGGCACGTTGGAAACATTGAATCAAAAACATTACCGAGTGGTAGTGCTATGACAAAATTATCAATTGCTGTCAAAGATGGATGGAAAGATAAACAAGGAGAATGGCAAGAAAAGACTACTTGGTTCGGAGTGCAAACTTATCAAAAGCTTGCTGAAATCATTGTCAAAAAAACTTCAGTTGGCAACTTAGTTTACGTGAAAGGTAAGATGCAGCCCAACAAATACACTGATAAAAATGGTGTAGAGCATAACATTACTAATATCATTGTTAATGAGTTTAAAAATCTTACGCCAAAAAGCCAGCGTGAAGCTTCACAACCAAATGAAAATCGTGGTAATGTAAAAGAGCCAGAGATAGTAAGCTTTGATGATGACATCCCTTGGTAGTTAAATCGTCCCTAAGCTACTCGTGCACTCCTCACGGGTAGCGTCTAAGTTTTAAGGTAATTTATAATCGCCTCAATTGCTGCATCCGCGCCCCATATTACTTCTGCATAGTAACCTTTATCTTTTAAACGTTGTATAAAATTACTTTGCGCAGGAGTAGGTTTATTCTTGCCCCATTTAAGCTCTATAAAACAGCCGTGGTACGTTTTTGTTGGATAAGGTATAAATATGTCAGGGGTTCCAGGACGCAAGCCCATACGCTTGTATAATCGCCCTAGAATTAAACTACGCTTACCCTCATTGGGTATGCTAAAGGCCAAGTCTTTTAACTCATAATGCAAGTTAATCCAGTTGAACAATTTTATCTGTTCGTCACGCTCAGCCATTAACTTACCGCTCTTTTTAACCAGCCTTTAAGAAACTTTGAAAAGGTAGCATTTTTTTCTACTAAGCTTAAATAGAACTGTACGCACTCATAGCGCAATGCAGAGATTAGTTCTTGACTGGAAATAGTATCAATTGCAATCATGCTTGCAGGGCCTAACTTGCCATCAACATCTAAGCTTTTCCCGCACGCATTACAAGCACGTTGTAATAACTTAGCTGCCTGAGTCAAGCCCATGTTTACAGACATATCAAATAACTTTGCAGCAAGTTCATTTGATGCTATTGAGTCACATTTTTGCTTTTTCCAGAAATGCTCAAAATAGATTTTTTTGGCATCGTCAAGAGTAAGGCCACGGATATCAGCCGCATCAACTTTGCCATCATTATTAATGTCAACCCAGTCAAAACCCTTATAAACATCTTGCAGAAACCGCAAACTAACACCAAAATTAGTAGCGCCACCCGCATCACCTTTAACATCATTGTAACCGCCTTCATGTTTTATTGTTTTTTTAAATGCTAGCTCAAAATCAGCCATGATTACTATTCTCCTTGCTGTAATATTCTTTTTCTTTTTGTACAACAATTTCCTCACAAACACTGTTTTCAGTAAAATGTGACCTGCCGAATATACGAACTGCAATATACATTTTTAAACTTGAATATAACGAATTGCCTTCATTACGCAATAACCAAAAAAACATGTCATCAATTTCTTTTCTTGTTCTTTTTTCAGGACAACTGTAATTATAGTCATGCCAAATAGATGGATATACAAACGATGATTTATATGGCGCATCAATAAACCACAGCGCTTTTGGTATACTTGCAAAATCTGTGCGGTAGAAAGCAGGAACAACACTTGATTCTTTGTTGATATTATAAATAGTATCTTCAGTGGTTAAATAATCATATTCTTGATAGGGAAATAATGGGCTTTTTTCAATCACATCAACTTCATAAGTTTCTATTTCTTGAAACATCATTGCACACCCAAAGTATGTAATGATTAAAATCCCTAATGTTATTACCATAGCATTTTTTATTTTAGACATTTTTCACCCTTATATTAAAAAACCCCATTTTCTGGGGTCTTTTTATTATGGGGTTAATGTTAATGCTTGCCAAGCAAAAACAGAAGCTCCAGGGTCGCCAGAGCATAAAACAGTAATGGTATTAGCAGTTGGTGTTACTTTTTGAATTTCTACAGGGTTAGCACTTGATTCAATAGCAACAAATGCTAAATCTGTAGCAGCTGCACCAGTTGCTGTAATTGTAACAGTTGCAGAGCCGCCAGCCTCGTTGTGTTTGTTTGCATATTTCACAACAGCAGCAGGTTGTAATGCAGTTTCTAGTTTTGCTTTAGTTACAGCCGCGTTGATGATTTTTGTAGTGGTTACTGCGTTAGCTGCAATTGTTAATGCACCCGATGATGCTATTGTCGCATCCCCAGACATCGAAACTGCTGTCGCTACTCCCGCACCGTTTCCCACCAAGATATTTGCAGTAGCTAAAGGTAAAGTGGTGCTTGAAGCAACCAAAGACCAGTTACCGGAGCTATAGCTGATTTCAAGCCATGCTACTTGTACGCTTGTAGCACTTGGAGATGATTTGATAGTTACTAACGCCATATCTGATTCTTTGAGACTAGCGCCTTCTTGTTGGGCTTTATTTAAGTAGCCAGTAGTAGTTACAGTTGCTAAAGTGTCATTGGTGTCAATGTAGACTACGCGAGGATTTACACCCACAAGTCCAGTTACAGATGTTACAATATTTAAAATTGCCATGATTTATTTTCCTTTTTTGCGCGCCATACGGATATTATCAACCAAATTCGGATACTTTCTGCCCGCAGCTTTAGCAGCAGCCTTTGCAGCCGTTTTCTTCTTTGGTGATAGTGGTTTAGGTTTGCCAAGTTTTGCGGGTCTTGGCTTGTCCCAAATTTCTTTGTGTGTCATTTGCAATCCCATTTTCTAAGTGCTAATGCTTTGCGTGTTGGTCTGCCTTTTTCATCCTTCATGGCTCCTTTAACGCCAGACATTCGGGCGCAAAAAGATGACCTGCGGGCGGCTGCCTTTGGTGATTTCTTGGCTTGCTCAGCACTTACTGGTGGTTTCAAATTCATGCCTTGAGCTTTGGCTGATGCACGACCTTTAGCGTTCAATCCACCTGATTTTGCCTTACCCTCTTTGCGTTGCCATGCTGGAGTTTTCGCCATATCATCCACCCAAAGAATCATGAATCAGTTTTAGAGAATCCACATCAGGACAAGTATTAATATCATTTTTAATTGCTGTGTACTTTTCACGAATCTTTACTCGCTCTGCTTCGGCCGCGTCATGGTCATCACCTGGAATCTGTAATGCGATTACAGCATCAAATGGCTTAAACTCTTCCGCTCTAACTTCTCTGCGTTTTGCGTGAGTAATTTCTTTTGCTTTGTCTAAATTAATTACAATACTCATTCTTGATACTCCCATGCATTTCTAAAAGTTCTATCTTGTGGTAATTCGCTAACATCAATGATTTTGTATTCAATGCC